ACTGACCTTTACTGCGTGATAGCTGTTTCTAAAATATTTTACCATTATCAGTTCTTCTGTTCTTCCTACTACGAATTGCAAATTATTCCAGAATGGATTAAACATTTTGGCCCACCATGTAGCACGTTCTTCACTGAGATACATGGTTTGCATGTTTTTAAAATCATCTTCGAAGTAAGCTTCTCTTAGAAACTCAGGTGAGAAATTAATTGAATGTTTTGGAAAGCGATCCTTGATAGTCTTCCATCCTTCTAAACTGATTGTGCTTTTAATCAATATAGGAACAGATTCAGAAACAGTTTCAAGAACATCGTAAACATTTTTCATATCACATGCACCGTCGTCGCTCTGTGGTGTGGATACACATATAATAACAGCATCTGGTTCAAAATCCTTTTGTTCTAAGTCAGGGTATTTAGGATCTATAACATTAAGCTGATAATTTTTATTTAGAATCGAATGATGTGCTTTGCCTACAAAGCCATATCCGTATAAGTTAATCTTCATTGGTTTTCTTTGCTTCTTGCTTTAATCTTTCGATTTCTTTTTTTAGAAAAGAAATTTCTTCTTTAAGAATGTCTAATTCCCAACGATGCACTGTGTCTGTCATTTATTTTTCCCTTTCTGCTACACGCTTTCTCAAATCACTTGAACTAAAACGATGATCGCGTTTATTAAAATAGAGTTGAATACTTCGTTTCTTACAGATATCTTTACCTGTGAAATCTAAATCTCGATACTCTTCACCTAATATTCTAACATCAATATGATACATTGTCAATATGTCTTCTAAGTCAGATTCGGTAGCGTAGGGTATGATTTCGTCTACATACCTTACGCCTTTGAGTTGTGTGTATCTTTCTACAACAGTCTGCACTGGTTGATTCTTTTTAGGTCTATCTATTGTAGGATCAGTTTGTAACCCTACAATAAGATAATCACACTGTTCTTTGGCTTCTCTCAGCATTTGAACATGTCCTGCATGACAGAGATCAAACGACGAAGCGACAAATCCTATTCTCATATCAGTCTCCAAAATCAAATAAACTGTTAAAAGTTGTGTGCTGTTTTGTAGATTCTAAATCGTATGACAGCACTCCAATTAGATTGTCAAGTTTGTTATCAATAATAGTTTCACTCATTGCAGAATCATCAAACGGCAGTTCTTTAAACCAGTCCGGCAATCTCAATTCGTCTGTAGGATAACCAATCGAAGTATAACCAAGTGGATTCTGCTTTAGTTTGCACACAATAGTTTTCATACCGTCTACAATCTCTTGCGAGTATTTGTCACCGTTCATACGCTTGAGAGTATTCCAGTTCAGTGCTGCTCTAACATGTCCTGGCATATTTGCCTTGCCTTGTTTTTCTTCCAGTCGACGATAGTGTCCTACCTTGTTAGCACGTTTCGGTGTACCTTTTTCCCAGCCTGGCATTGATTCAAATTCTTTACGGAATTTAGTAATACGTTCTAACACATCCGCCTCGGGATAATTCTGTAGCACCATTAGCAGAATTTCACTGAGGAATTCCTGCATGTAAACCGGAGTATCTGATCTACGCAGATCTAGTCCCATTGCTTTGACTTTGCCTGGCTTGTCGTTTACATCTTTACGCTCCCCTTCGTCGTCGTATACTAGAATAGCATAACGCTTTTTAGTGATAAACAGTCCTGACACACCTACAATCTCTCTACCTGCTGCAATTACACCAGAACGGCTTTTAGGACAGTGAAATGCTCGAGACATGAAATCACCAAACGTAGTATTTACTTGTTCTGCAATTTGATCATATAGCTGTATTACTTTTTCTTTATCCCACGGAAGTGCACCTGATTCTATTTCTTTTTTCAGAACAGGATGTGCTGAGAAGTAAACAGAGTCAGTATCACCATAGATAACAGAATCACCTACATGATCATACTCTCCTGTGATAGTTCTATTAACTTCAGCACTCATGTGTTTAACAATCTGTCTACCTGTAAGTGTAGTTGACTGTCCGATGCGTTTATCGAAGAATCTACAGCCGGGGTTAAGAATAGCACCATAGAGACTGTTTAGGTTAATCTTCTTAACCAGCTGACGCTTGTCCCAGAATGCAATTTCAGTTTGGTTTCCTGCTTTAATTGCTTTCTTTAGTTTAGCCTGTAGTTCTTTACGTTCAGCATACCAACGTTTAAGAATACCAGGAATAACACCTTCAAACTCTGTAGTAAAAATTGTACCGTTGGCCGAGAGCATCCAAGGTTGGTGGCTGTCATAGATCAGCTTATAAACTTCTGCGCCACTTAACACGTCAGACTTACCGTCTTCCCAGTCTACAGTTATAGCAATGTCTTTGCGTTGATCTATTACAGCTTCGTATTCTTCAGTAGCAAACCTGCCTTCCCATGATCCTGCAAACGATTTCTTCTTTAGAGTCATGTCTTCCTTGATACGAGAATCTGATATATCTAAACGTAGCTGTCCAACAATAGTTTCTGGTGCCATATTCAATGAACGAATTACTGATGGATACAGTGAGTTCAAGTCCATGCTTCCGATCCATTTGTGCAATCCTTTTTTAGGGAATGCAACATAAGCACCAGCGGCTTGTGTGTTTTCGTCGTCACGTTTTGGCCTGTTTGGAACTTGTAATCCTCTGTGATGTGCTTCGTTAATAATTGCCTGTTCAGTAACAGCAACAGCACCCATGGTAGTCTGTAGCAGAACAGTGTTAGCATGAGCCAGTTCGTTGCTTAGATCAATGAAGCGTAGCTTTTTATCCAGCTTATCCAACAGTGCAACGTCTTGTCGGTTATATTCAATAAATGTTTCAAAATCGTTGTTGTAGAGTTGATCCAGTGTTCCTTCGTAAACAGTTTTATTTTCGCCGACTTCTATCTCTCCGATTGCGTCGAGTCTGTAGGTGTGTCGTTCTTCATAGGTATATTTTCTATAAAGTTCAAGACTGTCAAGGTGAACTCTTCCAACGAAGTCATAAGTCTCACTCTGTTTACCGTATTTCTCATATTCTCTTTTCTTAGGCTTTTGTCCCCACAAACAAAAGCGTCTTGTGTCGTCGTTGCTTAGTATTCGCTTTACTCTATTTACCGTATAAGGAACGTCATAGCCTTCCGAGTTCCAACCAGATATAATATCTGCATCATCAATCAAATCTAGAAAAGCTTCCAGCATCTGTTGTTCGCCACGATTGTTATGGTCATTAGTAAACAGCATGACTTCATCGCCCCAACGTTCTTTGCAGAGTTTTTCTGCGTCTTCCATCGGAAGACCTTTGGGCGGCATTGCCAGTGTAATTAAAGCATCCATCCATTGTAGATACACAGTGATAGCAGTAATTGCCATAAATGGATCTTCAGGCGGAGCGAATCCTTTTTCTGGATCAAAATCAGTTTCAATGTCAAAAAAGCATACATTTAGTTTAGGTGCATCTTGGTTGAGATATTCAGCACTGAGAGTCTGGAAGATAGGATTGATGTCACTTTCAAAGAGCTCTTTGCTTTTATTAATAGCAACTTCTTTTCTAAAGTCTTTTGTGTTCTTGCACACAACTCGAGTCAACGGATCACCGTATACTGATTTGTATTTGCCCTTTGGATCTTTATAATAGAAAGTATATTTTACTGGATAATCTTGATATAATCTTTTGCCGTCTCGTCTTTCAACTACTTTGATAATATCGGCGTCACGATCAAACATCGCGTCTACATATGGCATTTATTTCTCCTTGTTGTTTATGGCCAACTAACCTTCAACCTGCTCGTAAAGTGAGCGACGCTTTTTACTTAGTATGCTTTAGCATATACATTGTGATTTTAGGATCGTCCACAACTAATAGATCTTCAGGATATTTTCTATCAGGTGCACGGTTACCTATAGCTACAACATTAATCATTTTAGGATTGAGTTTTTTGACAGTGGCTATTCTAAGACTGTTGTGACTAGGGTAGACAACAGTGTCGTCTACCCTGATCGCATTACCTAGTATATCCTTGTGTTCATGCACTGTTGTCTGCTCCGACAGTAGCAACAATAGTTTCAAGATCTTCAAACTCATCTTGATGACGATCCCAGTCGCCTTTCTGTGCTACTTTGATAGCTTTGTTAATTAGGCTTGGTTTTACGTCTAGTTCTTCTGCAACTGCTTTTACAGTGTCACGAAGTCCGGCTCTGAGGTCTTCGATTTCCTGCAACACAGTTACACCTTCTTTAACTAGTCGTTCAAGTTTTGCTTTTTCTTCACTTCCATAGGTGCGGTCACTCATGCACTTCTCCTTGTTTTATATAACTATATAATTTATTTGTATTATTGTCAACTGGAAAATACTTTGCGATTATCAAACGCACGATGCCATCCGAAGAATTGTGCTTTGTAATCTGAATGATCATCACTTGAGAGATCGATCCATTCTGACTTTCTTTCGATTAGTTCATCTGCACCTGCTTGCCAGTCAGTGGTTTCTATAATATTTTCAAGTTTTTGTTTTGCTGCAACTGCTTCTTCTAGGTTATCAAAGTCCTGTTCAATGTGTATAACTTCCATACAGATTTCTTGACTGACATAATCTAGACTAAAATCAATGCCCCATTTGGGTTTGATACCCAACAGCTTGTAAAGTATAGGACGTTCTAGTGCAACTTCTTCTAGCTGTGCTCTTGCTTCGCCTGCAAACGCAAACCGTGTCAACAGCATACAGTGATCTAAGACTAGTCCCTTTTCTGAATCTTCTTCGTCGATATACCAGTATTTTACAGGAGCAGTGTGAAATTGAATTTCTTCGTTAAGATCAGTTTCATTTGCTTTGTAATGCAGCTTTTCGAGAGGAGTTAATATTTCGTATCCGTCTTTGTCAAAATCCTGTAACTTTAGAGTTTCGACAAGATATCTATCAATTGGCGTTGTAAGGTAGGGTTCCTGTTCAAATGTATGTCCGAGATTTTTCAGCTTCATTCAACGTCCATGTCCGCTAATTTTCTATCTAAAAATACTGCTAGTTTAAAATCGTCCTTGGTCAGTGCATTTGCATCATGTGTGTGTAGACTAATCATCATTTCGTCATAAAACATTGCAACGTCGATAAAATGATCCATGTCAGTCATCTTTTTTTCAATTGCTAATAAGAATCTAACAGCGTGATTATAATCACTAAACGTTACACGCTTTCTTAAACGCTTGCCATCGTCTACTACGTCCCAATTTTTTAGATAATCATTTGCAAGTTCATTTGCTGTGTTAGGATCTATAATTTTCATTGTGTTCTGTCCTTATTATCAACTTCATAAATATTTTTCTACGAGATAATCTAAATCAATTACCTTTGCTTGAATAGTTTTTTCACCACGTAAACGAGCTGCTAATACAGCGTGATGCCCGTCCCTAATATACAACTCGTTAACAAACTTTATTACAGTAATTACTTTGGTTGTATTTATTTTATTTTTTAATACTTCAGGGTCTTCTATTCTAACAAAAGGCTGTGTAGCTTTTAATTTGTTTATAGTAACTGCTTGCATACTACTTGCTTCGGCATCTACCTTTTTACGAATGGCTACACGCTCAGTAGGCGAAGAATCTTTCCATCCGAACTCTAAATATACATCATACAGTTCTTTATCTATTTCGTCTGCGGTATCATCATCATAGCTTTTTAATGGAATGTATTTACTTTTAATAGTATCGCTCGAATCGTATCCGTAATCTTTCTGTTGCGTTCCGTAACGCTTGCCTGTGCGAGTAGCAAGGTCAACTGGATCAACTGATCTATCTTCTATAACTTCAAAAATTTTCACTGTGTTCTGTCTTTATTATCTATTGCTCCGCCGCTGACCCAAGCTTTACACGATCTTGTTCCAGCACATTTAAAATGCAAGAAATTGCAATATCCTAAGTCACTTTTGTGTATTGTTGCCATTGCATCCACTTCTTTGACGTCGCCTTGTATTCCTGATTCAATACAGTCCCACATTTTGTCACTTACATCAAATGCAGCACACACTGAACAAGTCATAGTCTTAGCTGTGGCTTCGTCTATGCCCCATACCTTTGCTGCTTCTTTCCAGTAGTTGCTTGGCTTGT